AATTTAGGGATTATTGGGACTGGTTTCCAGTCTAAATTAAGATAAGATAAGTCACCATTTATTGATAATTCATCTTTGTATTTTTGTACAGATTGTTCTCCTCTAGCGTATAATCTTAATCTATGAAATTCAGCTTGATTAGCGTTAAATCTATTAGTGCCAGAGTCTCTACCAAACAATTCTGACTCGATAGCTTTACCAACTTCTAAACCATACTCGTAACTAGCCTTTTCAATGTCACTAACAGTTTGACTAGGAAAATAACCTTTTTGTAAAGTTTCAGCCATATTTATTTAATTATTTTTGATCTTGTTCCGACGTTTGTATAACGTGCAAAATTTAAATTAACTTGTTGTTTTTGTATTTTAGCATTGGGTGCATATAGGTTTCTATTACACGCCATTATTGCTAAACCACTACTAATAGTAGCATCAAACTTTGTTCTTCTGTTTATATCAAACTTAGACCAATCGTTTAATGTTCTATTAAAATACATATTACCATAACTATTATCTGGCTTTAAACCAACGTGTTCTTGTATATATGTTTCAATCGCAGCCGCGTGAGCTTGCTTAATATCTTCACTTGAGTTAGGTATACCACCTATCTCTTTTTCTGTCACTGATAATTTATTCCATGTTTTATCAGGCCTGTTCATTGAGTATTTTCTATAACCTCTTCTTTTTAAATAGTATAATAATCTAGGTTTATTATTTTCTGCTAATAATGGCATGCCATAAAATACTAATGCCATTAAAACATCTTCAAAAAATATCTCAGCCGTTGCTGGTCTAGCCACATATTCTAAAAAAAACTGACTAGGTGGTGCATCTTCCATGCTAAATTTTGTTAGGCCATGTAAAGAGCCGTTAGATCCTAAACCGTCAACAGTTCCTGATATATCGTAACTATCACAACCAAAAGCACCCATGTGTTCATTGCCTGGATATTTAGCACCATTTTTTTCAATTACTCTATTTTGCAAATGATTAGGTGGCACCCATGATATTCTAAACCTACCTTTTTGTTCTGGATAAAATATCACTTGTGTATCTTGCACTCCGTTGAACCATTGGAAATTACCAATTGACACGCTAGAGTTTGTTTCTTCATTGTAATCTATTTGTTCGTATATTTTTACTAGATTAAATATACTATTTTTAGTTTCATCTCTAAAAGCATGCTCTTCGCTTCTAGGAAACTGGCGATAAAACTCGTTTAAGCCATCCTGGTCGTTTTTAAGTCCTTCAGCTTCGTTTTGCCAGTGCTCAATAACGCCCGTGTCAATGACATCGCCATGTGGACCAATTGTTTCTTTTTCTGGAGTTTCAAAGACAGGTACTCCATATTCATCAATGAAACCCTCATAATTCCACTCCATTGGTATAAAAAAAGAGTAAAGACCCGAATTAGTTTGACCATTTCTGTTTCGTTTGGTAACATCTGAATTATAATATAGTTTTTTAAAATTATCACCTCCCTTGTCTAGTGCATTACAGGTTGAACCCATCATACACTTACCTATAATTCTACTACCTAATCTTAGAGTTGTTTTTGTTACCCTCCAGTTATTTAATATATTATCTGGTCTTTCCCACTTGCCTGATTCATCATGCGCGAGAAGCTTTAGTTTTTCACCGTCATATGAATTATCACCGGTGTTTTTCCAATCGATAGTCGTATCAAGACCGGTAAGTTCTTCTGGTTGATCGCTGGCAGCAACGGTAAGCTTTCTTCTTGTAAGCTTAGACGCTGGTACTCTGTACGCCAACTCTGTCTTCGGTCTATCCATTCCATCCTGTATAGGTTTGAAAAAGAAAGGATAGTTGACTGATATTGGTACAACTTTGTCTGTGAACATCTTTTTAGCATCGGCACCAGACTTAGATAATATACCGAATCTTGCGTCTGATGATATTGTGGCAAGGTTAACGATTTCACCTGAGGCCATAAATGAAAAACCAGATCGTCTGTTTTTAAGGTAACACATGCCATATGATCTAACATCTGCTTTGCAAGCTTCCCAGAATATAAAGAATAATCTATTTGCTTCTCTAAAGTCAGGCTGTCCGACATCAATCTTTGACCATTGGAGGTACATGTAATGAGTACCAGTGATATAAGTAGGAACACCTTTATTATAATACCAAAACCCTTCATCTCTTCTTGTAAACTCATCCTCTATATAATCAATGTATTTATTTTTAAACTCATCAGGATAATCTCTCCAGTCAAATATTGTTTTTATTCTATTGAGTTCTTTTGGATAAGGGGATACTTCCCACTTATCACTTTTAAATTTCTTTATTTTCGCAGGTTGTTTTGGTAGTGCTATTTGTAAGTTTTGTATTTCAATAACATCACCTATCATACCTGTTTTTGATATAACAACAATATCATGCTCTTTGTTATATCCGTATTTCCATTTTTTGCTTTTGTTAAGCCTATTTTTAGTCGTTCTTTTTATAGGCTCAATAACTTTATATAATGTTTGTTCGTACATTATTTAGATCGTTTTTCTGCAAAACCACCAAATGCTTTTGGTGTACTTTCTTCTTTTGCTTTGCCCTCAAGCATAGCTTTTTCATCTTCTATACGGTTTAGTATTTCAAAAGCATCAAATATAGCTAGTTTTTTAGTTGCTGCTGCGTTTTTTAAACGATCAGCTGATATGTCATCTTCTGTTTCAACTATAGGTTCTTTAGCAACTTTTATTAATTCGTCTACTGCTCTATACCCAGCTTGGATTATATTCTTCTTCTTGTCCTTGGTATTCATATTTAATTGTAATTGAATTAGTTAATACTCTATATAATCTTTCGCGCTCTATAATGAACTCAAACTCACTATCAGGGCTAAAACCCACTAAATCATTTTCTTTTAATCCCACGCGCCTTAAATCGTTTCCTAGGTATTTTAATATTCCAACAAGTGGTTTTTCTTTATCCGTTGACAACTGATTATCATTAACTATTGGTTTTACAAAACAAAAACCCTTTAATGGCACCCACAAATTACCTTTTTTATAAAGATACATTTGGTCCTGTTGGCACAAGTATGTATTTTCGTTTATAAAATTTCTACTGTTTTTTTCTTCACCTCTTACGTTATACCATCTTCTAAATACATTATGATGAACTACCACGTCATCTCCAACCTTTACTGGTGTTTTAATTGACGTAGGGGTTGATAAAACAGTAGCTTCTCTACTAACATACTGATGGTTTTGCATTTCAGTATTTAATATGAGATTTTTATCACCAACGTTTTTAACGTTGTTATATCTTGATTTTTTTGGTTTTATTACAAAATCAAATATACTACGCATTAGTATTCAAGATTATATTCTACTGATATAGCCATGTTTTTATTAAAATCTTTCCAAGGAATAACATCTTTGTTTTTTCTAATAAAAACGCTATATTTTTCTTCTCTTTCTAGTATATCACAAATGACGTGCCCGCCGTAAACCTCTTGGCCAACGGCGTAATGCATTGCGTCATTTTTATAATCTTTACCGATACTAATCTTGCGTATCAGCTTCATCTTCCACGTTTTCAGGAATTGGTGCAATAGATCCGTCTTGTATGTTAATACTTACTTTTCCGTACTCCTCTTCTAGTTTACCTTGAAACTCAGTCAACTCAGTTTGCATTTTTACCACAGCGTGTAGTAAATTATGTTTTTGAGATTCTAAGCCACCAAGCTGTAATTGTGCTTGGTTAATTTTGTTAACGTGTCCTTGAAGTTCTTTTAATTGTTCTTCAGAGATATTTTTTACTTCTTTACTCATAATTAATTTAATTTAATTGTTAAAAATTTACTTTAATATTATTACATATAATATAACAATATTAAATAGCTATTGTCACCGCTATTAAGCGTCTGCCATACCTTTATAAAGATCCATTGCTTTTGCAGCAACGTAAGCCTGTTTTACAGGGTTTTTAGCGCTATCTTTCAAGTCCATATCAAATGATCCACTTATTGAGCAGATATGATTGTTAGGATTTGCATCTCTAGCAGCTTTATCTTTATAAACATTTGCGTGCCAATTTCCAATTGTAGTTTGTGTCCACCTATCAGCTTTCACTTCAGGGGTTTTAATTGTACCATCAGAATTGTACACAGCTGCAGTCTTTACGTAATTCTCAGAATTACTATTGCAACTCCAATTTACGCTTGATATTTTTACATACGCATCTGCTACTGCGATGCCTTTGTAATCATATGATCCTTTTAATGCCATGTTTTTAAATTTAAAGGTTAAACAAATTAGCTGTTGCCAGCTAAATATCTTATTACACTTTTATTGTGTATTTTACTTTGTTGGTTCCACAATCACCTTACCATCAGAGTCAGTCCAATCAGTCGCTATCATATGCGGGTCTTGTCTTTCACCAACTACCATCCAAGATATTGTTGCTGTTGATGATGTATTTTTAGATTTTATAGTAAGTTTATTACCTGATACGCTACCTTTCACTAAATCCCAATTTGATTCATTCGTTGTAAAGCATTGTACATCCGTGGTTAGTATAATAAACGTTCCCTCAGTCATTCCAGCTGCTGTATCAATATTTACTATAGCTGTACCGTCAACTAATGTTACTTTACCCCTGTATATTAAATCCGCTTGAGGACCTTCATCTC